GCGCTGGTGGCATCTGCCGAAGCATTTGCTGAGACTCTGACCTAAAGGGAATACGAGGCTGGGCAGGACCCGGTGACACAGGCGCATTGAAATCAGGCAGCGGCACCTCAAAAAAGGTCTCAGGTTTGCGCTTAGGGGCCTGGCTCTCGTCAAAATTGGCGTAGTTCACCCCGGCAGCAACCATGTAGCCGTGCAGAGCACGTGCCATCTGGAACTTCTCCTGCTCGGTCGTTCCACGCTTGAGGAGCTGCGCCAGGAGCTGCGGGTCCTTGGTCGACTCTTCGATGATGCCGCGAATGAACAGCGTCGGTGTCTTGTCGAACATCTGACGCATGTACTTCGAGCCTGCGCTGGCTGCGATCAGCGAACCAGGTCCGCCATCAGCTACTGCGCCACCGATACGAGAGCCGATCACACGCAGCGCAAGCTCCGTCACGGCATCACCGCCCTGGACCACTTCGTCCATGAGCTGGTTGTTTTTCAGGGCTGTCTCGATGCGCTCCATCGGGGCGATCAATCGACGCAAGTTCTTGCCTTCGCCGATCGACATCACATTCTGGCTGCGCATGATCGAGAACAGGGAAGGCTGGCCAGGAGACAGCGGCTCAAACAGGACCTTTTGGAAAGCAGCAGGACTGAAGCCCCGCTCGCCACCGGCCTTGATGAAGGCATAGTCAAACAGACTGGCCTTCATCCCAGCAACAGCTTCCGGACCACCGCGCTCTGCCATGCGGACCATGCCTGCAAAGTTGCGTACAGGGTTCTTGCTGTTGAGCGCGTCAGCAATGGCGTTGGTCGGGTTCTCGTACTGAACCACACGCGAGAAAGCGGCCTGTTCGTTGACCGATTTCATTACACGGCTGTTCTCGGCTTGAAGGCCACGGAAGACGTTCTCGGCCTTAGCAGCGTCAGTCAAATCAGGGGTGATTTGCAGACGATCAAGAACAGGTTTGTTCTCGTTGACAAACTTTGTCAGCATCCGCTCGTTGACGCGGCCGGTGACCGGGTCAATGGCCTTGGCCGCAGCCAAACGATACACACGAGTCTGAGCGTCGCGAATTGAAGCGACATTCTGGTCGGCCAGGTCAGCCATGGGCTTGAGCGCCTGAGCCTGCTGGCTCTTGGCACCAAACTTCTTGACTGCCTCGTCGTACTGCGTGCGCATCATGCCCACAGCGCCCTCAATTTCCTGCATGCGCAGGGCAGCAAGGTCGTTGCTTGCGCCGAATGCACGTTGCACCAGGATCTCGGGAGCGTACTGAGGCATGCCACGAGTCGTGCCCTTGTTCACCTCTGAAGCAAAACTGCGGGTGAAGTAATCGTTCAAGGTGCGGGAGAAGTCACGTGCCTTGTCGTAGTTAGGCAGACGCATTGAGTCGAGATCGCGCAACACGCCATCAGCAAGTTTGCTGTAGAAGCCTGCATTGGCCACCTCGCCACGCACGGAGGCGTTGCGGGCAAAGTCCAGCAGGTCACTGCGGATGTTGATCAGGTCCTCGACGTCCGTGCGGGCAAACACAGACTCACGCTTCGTGGTCCGTGGTCCAGCAGGCTGGGTCAAATACTGCGACGGCACTACGCCAGTATCAATGAACTCTTGTGTGCGACGGCCAGCAGCGAATTGGCTGATGGCATCTTGTGTTACGCCCAGACGAGTCATGATCTGACGAACTTCTGTCGGCAGCGAGTTGAATCGCTCGGGCGACATGCTGGTGGCGATCTCAAGCGCAGAACGGCCAGTGTTCTCAGGGATCACGTTGCGCGGTACCAGGGTGGTCTCGCCCTTCACTGTCTTACGCTTGAGAGTATCGCGGTAGGCGTCGAGCCACAGAGACTTCTCGTACAGACGAGCGTCGCGCAGGGCGTCTTCGGTGTTCTGTTGGACGATGCGACCAATCTCAACACGAGCGGCCGGGGTGTCACGGGTGATCCTTGCGACCTTGGTAGCAGCATCCACTTCAGCGGCCTGTAGACGGCTGTCCAGGAGGTCGGTGAACATCTTCTCGCGCAGGACAGCAGCCTGGCGGAAGGCCTGGGGCGTGCCCACGGTATTCAGGTTTTCGATCAGCAGCTCATAAGCCCGGATTGAATCCAGTCCCTGCTTGCGGATCTCGGCAGCGTAGCGAGGGTTGCTGCGCGCCAGTGTCGTCTCCAGCACGCCAAGGGTGGGCGAACCGGTCTTCTGAGCGGCCGTGGTGGTCACGCCAGGAGGCAGGTTTGCTTCGAGCTTGCGAATCAATGCCGGGATGTCCTCGCCGGTCTCATCAAGAATCGAGTACAGACGGTTCGCGGCACGTGCTTGGCGGGAATCCGTAGACATACTACGGACCATGGTGCCCAGAAAGTCTTTGGTCGAGCCGGTTGCATTGGCCACGAAGCGGCCAGGCGAGAAGAGTCCGCCCACCACTTCGGCCACGACGCGTGTGCCAGGCGAATCAGGCGCATATTCGACAGCAGTGCCACCAGCGACGCCAGCGCCTACGCCGGACAGGGTCTCACCGACCAGATACGACTTAGGGTACTTGCGCGCCGACTCGCCAACCCTGGTCACGAAGTTGGCCACACGGCCACCTTGCATGACCGGCAGGCCAAAGGCAAACGGAGCGGCCGCAATCGTGCCGCCGAAGGTCTTCCCGCCTTCCCGATAGGGGACCAGGTCTTCCCGTGGGACAGCCGGGAACAGGGAGTCAACATCTTTGGATAGCAGGTAGCCGATGGTGGCACCACCGGCCGTGCCGACGATAGGACCGGCTAGAGCAAATGGGCCAAGAAAAGGGGCTGCAGCCGTACCCAGGCGCAGGCCCATCGTTGCACCACCCATGACGCTTGCGCCTTGGACGCCGCCTTCTGCGGTTCCGTACATGATTTCACGCCGGATTTCTTCCGGCGTGGGCTCAATCCGACCGCCTGTGGCAGACGCAGAAGGAGGACGCAATCCGGTGCCGCTTGGGCCGCGCATCGTGGGCGCGTTGAACTCGCTGGAAACAGCTTCGCTAACTGTCGGGTCGGCTCTGCCTCCAGCTTTTAGAGGATCGTCAACGGGTCCAAGTGGGACGCCAGGTACTCTGTCAGCCATTATCGTGCCCTCGGTTTTGTCTTGCGCCATTCTTCACCATTCCAAAGGAACGGCGTGTTAGGTGGCAAGGTCTGTAGACGCGGGTCATCGGCGCTGTAGATGCGCAGCGGAGACCCGATCAGCTCACGCAGGCCATGGATATCCGTGGCCTTCTCTCGGGACTGCTTGCGCTGCTCCAGAGTGAGCTGCTGATTAAACGTGTTACGCAGAGACTCGTCCTGAAGTTGGATAAGGAAGTCATCCAATACGAACAGGCGCGAGCGGTACGCGGTTGGGTTGTCGATGATGCCAGGCATCAGATCGAGCTGCTTCTGAATCTGCACCCGCTCGCCTTCGGCGAATCGTGGATTTGTGGCGATTGCCCGGTTCACCCGGCCAACCGTGTTTTCCAAGTAGTCACGTGCTTCGGCCATCTCGCGAGAGCCGATGGAAGGACCAATCAGCGGCAAGCGATAAGCGGCGCTGCCGATGGCAGACGGTACACCAGTGCCACGGAACGACGCACCAAACATCGTTGGCTGTGCGGTCGTGAAGTAGCTCTGGGTTTGCGGCTTGACCTGAAGAGGATCCGCCCGGGTGTAGTTGGGAATCTGCTGGCCCTGGGATGTACCGGCCTCTTCGGGCGGCGTACCACCAGATTGGGTCGGCATAGGACGCACGTTTGAAGCATTTGCAGGAGCCGTGGAATCGCCAGCAGGAGCCGCTGCTGCAGGAGCCGTGGTCCCTGATCCTTGAGGCCTGGTACGTGACTCACCAGTGGGCGGCGCGCCATCCTTGCCGGTGGTCAGCTTTGTAAGCTGGGCGCGAGCATTCAGCGCGGTCGTCACAAAGCTTGGCAGCTCATTGCGGATGACGCGAATGGACTTGTTGCCGGTGACCGGATCAACAGTCTCAACCTCTTGACGCTGCGTGTAGTCCTTGATCGCGGTCTCGAAGATCCGATCTTGCTCAGGCGTGGTCTTGCCAGAGCCGTAGTCAGGCGCGAGCTGCGTGAAGTACTGCAGGATCTTGCCTTCCTTACCACTGCCGAAAGGACTGACAGTTGTAGACTTGGCGATGTCGGCCCAGGCCTTGCGCTGGGTCTCGATGAGTTTGGCGTTTTGGGCTCGGATATCCTGGATATCCTTTTCGGTAGCCTGCAGAGCTGTGAGCTTGATGGCCTGGTCGGCCTTGGCCTGTTCCGCGACGCGTGCGCCGAGGCGGCCTGGCAGCGGAGCAACAGCCCTTGCCAGACGGGAAATACCACTGCCGCGAAGAGGACGGCCTTGTTCGTCGACGTTGCCTGCGTAATTGAACGCGGCCTGTGCAATATCCATCAGGGCCTGGCCCTGAGACACGTTGCGGTCAATGCCCAGCACTTTTTCGTACAGAGGCACGCGTTTTTGGGTTTCGGCAGCGATGTCCGGCACGGCCAACGGGCGACGGCTTAGGAACGTCTTGACCTCATTGCGGGCCTGGCTGATCATCTCAGGCGAGTAATTTCCAACGATGGAGGAACCTTCGGCTGGGGTCACTCCCTCCTCAGTAGACCCCGCTTGAAAACGCTGGACGAGTCCGCCAGCGGCCATCTGAACAGGTTCTTGCCCACCACCTGCACCAGCCATCAAAGAGGCAATACCGCCTTCAGGCATTCCAGCAGGCGTGGTGTTAGGAACCGGAGGCATATCCATGCCAGGGGGCATTCCAGGAGGCATAGCGCCCATGTTGGGTGCCGCAGCCGGAGGCATGCCGGGAGGCATTCCAGGGGGCATAGCGCCCTGCGGGGTCTGGCCAAGGCCAGCACCTGGAAGTGATCCGATACCCTTTTGGGCCTCGGCCGCGAGCACAGGTTGCAACAGTGCCAGCACTTCCGTTGGGGTGCTTGAAGCAGCGTTGTAGCCCACGAGGTCGGCAAGCTCTTCGACGCGAGCGTCGATCGAGCGCATGTCGCCGCGCAGGTTATTCATCAAGATCTCGGGAGACTTCGGGGTACGCTCTTGCATTGACGCGGTGTCGTAGTCCTTTTCCTCCGCGCCCTTAAGCGCCTCCATCTCGTCTTCATCGAGCATGTCGGCGAAGCCTTGCATGATCCCCACATTCTCGGGATCCATGTCCTTGTTCGGCTTCTTGAACAACGGACGGTCCAGGACTTTTGATTTCATAGTCGTTTCCTTATCCGAACAGCTTATTCACGCCCGCTGCCGTAGACGCCGCGCCAACAGCCGTACCAACGAACTGCTGCATTGGACTTGCACTTGGCGCTGATTGTGATGTGAGGGCCATCTGTGTGGATGGCGCTCCCTTGTAGATATCTGACACAAAGCCCAGTTGTTGATACGGGGCCATGGTCCGTTGCAGGTTGGTCATGCGCTGTGCTTCGAGCTGCGCCTGAGCGTTTTGCTGCTCTTGCGTACCGATTTGGTTGAGTAGCGCAACATCGCCTGCGTTGCCGATGCCCTGGCCAAGCTGGCCAAGAAGTTGTCCACGCTGAATGTCGATACCGGCCTGCTGACCCGCTAAAGAGCCGATGCCCTGACTGAGCTGGCCCATGAGCCCTGCTCCAGCCTGCCTCATCTGAGTGCCAGTAGCCGCCTGCTGGCCAAACTGAGCACCGATCTGGCCCATCTGGTTAGCTGCGGCCAGGTTGCGCTGCTGCTGTTGCTCAAAACCCTGCATCGCAGCCTGTTGTGCTTGAGCGTAATTCTGGGCGTAGTCCTGGGCAATCTGGCGAGCCATCACGTCGCTTAGGCCACGCGCCATCTCAGCACGTTGGACACCCTCACGCATGCCGCCAAACGCACCACTTTTAGCAGCTTGAGCAGCAGCAGCATTCTGCTGAATTGCCCCTTGTCGCTGAAGCTCACGCATAGTGTTTTGCGTGACGGCCTCTTGGTAGGGGTTCATGAACTCCCTGGCCATGCCTGGGGCATAGCCAGCGGTGGAACCGGCGGCGCGTTGTGCTGCGCCACTCAGATAGCCCTGAGAAGTGGTGAAGTCAGGAGACAGTGCAGAGCCTGCGGCCTGAGAGGCTTGGGCCATGCCTAACTGTGCTTGCTGATACTGAGGCGAAACATCAATACCTGCAATACCACGTGCAGCGGCCTGGGCAAGGTTTTGGCCTTGTGTTAGACCGGTGGAACCTGCCTGGATGTATGGCTCATACGCGCCAATACCCTGCTTGGCCAGGTTAGATGCCTGCAGTTGGCTCTGTGACAGCCCGGCGGCCTCGTAGGCCGGGAGAGTCAGGGGCTGTTCTGCATAAAGCCGTTGAGCCTCCTTCAAGAGGCCCAGCTTATAGGCTTCAATTTCCGGGGCTTCCCGGACTATCTGCCCGGTATATGTGATATCTGCCATTTACGCCTTCCTTTCCAGCGCCTTCATCAAGGCATACATGCGTTTTGCCCCTGCGCGCCGTGATCCTTTGCCCGCGCCGCGTACGGCTTTGGCAGTGAACACAAATTCCCCGTCCGACAACATGGCCGGGATCGAGTCTGAGGTACCCGTGCCAGGACCGTTGATCGGACCAGTCTTGCGCGGGAAATGAGTTGGCTGGCCGCCCTGTGCATAACGCTCCAGTGAAGCAATGCCCCCTGTGGCCGCCTTCATTGGAGGCAATCCACTGCTGGGCATCGAATACATGTAGTCGTACGGGTTGAGGGCATACGAAGTCCGAGTACCGCCAAAGGTCAGGCCGTAGGTCTCGGGGTTGGTGCGCAGCAGGTCGACGCCAGTGGGGCCACTGAACCCCGGAGGTGGTGCAGGTTGTTCCCTCTCAAAACCCCCCAGTGCGCCCATAGCCGCAACACCAGTCAGCGCCAATGGGCCATATGTGGCCACAAGGCCCGGCTGGGCCGCCTTAAAGGCCTGTGAGAGGACAGAGCCTGCCGGTGCATTGATGATCTGCTCCGTGCTGACGCCAGGGAACTGCTGCTTGACCGTGTCAATGGCCGTGCTCATACCTTGCTTCTGGATCTCAGAAGGAGAGATGTTTTGATAAGCAGCCTTGGCGGCATCCATCAGGTTGCCCTGCTTCAGGGACTCAAAGAACCCAGGCGTGGCCACCTGTTGGCCACCCTGCTGCGCTGCCGCATTCAGCAAAGTCTTAGGCGTAATGGTCTCAATGCCAACTTGCTGGACCGTCGGAACGGTGCCAGTAAAGCCCGGAGTAGCGTTCCCCGTCATGCGAATGCCTGTTCCGAGGTCCGTGGTCCCTGGCACAGAAGCCACGGGCGGAGTCACGGTAGGAGGCGTTACTGTCGGAGGGGCGGCGCTAACAGCGTTCTGTACCGTGGACGGCACAACCTCGGTTGGGGCAGTGACATTGGTAACAGGCGCACGGGCCACGGACGATGCATCACGGACGGCGCTGCCAGGCGTCACCACTTCATCAACTACATCCAGCGGCGTAGGCGTGATTTTTGGGACGTCAGGGACCGCAAACGTCTGCGCGACTCCCGTGTCGGTAACTATCGGAGCCTGTCCCGGCACTGCGCCAGGAGGCGTACCACCTGCAGGGAACGACTTGTCGACGATCGGGGCAGGGGTTGTCGGCGTACCCCCTTCGTAGCCAGAAGGCAGGCCAAAGACGGCACTACCGAAGCCTGCGGTAACACCTGAGATCGCACCGGTTTTGAGTGCATCGCCCAGGCTTTGGCCACCGGCCAGGCTGACCAAGGTACTGGCAGCAAAAGTATTCACGCCAACAGCCACGGAGCCTGTCAGGCCTGTGACTGAAGCGGCAGTGCCCGCAAAGTTCAAACCAGCCGGGCCCAGGAAATACACGGCAGCAGCCGTCAATACGATCTTGCCGACCGTGCTGGAGGCAATGTCTTTTACGACTTTTCCAATGCCCTTGACGATGCCAGAAACAGCCTTGCCGATCGATTTGAACACCTTGCCCAAGAAGAATTCAGGCAACCCGGTAACAGGGTTGATCGTGCCCGAGCCCCCACGGCGACGCAGCATGCGTGCTTCGCTTGGCGTAATGTGGGCCAGCATTGTGTCGCCGTTGCGGCCCATCTTGGCAATCTCAGCAGCAAGGGGCTTGAGCGTTGCAATGCCGCCATTGGCCATCCGAATCGGCTCCTGTGGAGCGTTCGAGGCAAGCTGATCTAGTGCAATGTTGAATGCAGCAAAGTAGGCCGGATCAAATTCTTCAGGAAGCAGTTCTTCAGGAACTCCGTCCTCTTCAATCAAGCGTGCTCTGATTTCTGCATAATTCTGTGGGTCGGCCATGATGACGTCAATCATCTGGCCCAAAGCATCAACCACTTCCTGGGGAACTTGCATCCCGGCCAGGCGCGACTTGAATCGTTGAACGAGAGCCGGATCAGCAGCTTCCATGCTGTTGAGCATGTCATTGCCGAATTCGACCGGATTATTTCGTGCGTACGATTCAATGACAGGGCTAAAAAGAGACGGGTCAATCGTCTCCTGTGAGGCGCTGTCTTGAGCGGTGGGAGCTTGCGGGAGTCCCATAATCCCTTGCATCGCGTCAGCCATGTAGGTTACCTTTCCGTTTTATGCCAAAAGCCACCATGGGCTGCGCGCCGGGAAAGGACGCGAATATGGCATTGATTATCCAACAATGCATTAGTTTCTGTCTACCAAAAGTGCAGAAACGACAACCCCGACACTGCTGGCCGAGGACTCAATCCTAAAAATGTCACCAGTCTCCAAAATCAGGGGCCCTGTGGGCTTCGTCCCGATCAGGTCGTAGTATTCACCTGCGTTTACCGTGGTGTTGAAGGTCAGGTAGTGAAGACCTGACCCTCCAGGGGCAAAAGAAACCTTAATCGTGGCGGACGCGCCCCCAGAGTTGGTCACCCAAATCGACCGAACAATGGCAGTAGTTGCGGCTGGAACCGTAAACAGGGTCGCGGGAGTCGCAGCCGTCAGCGTTACTGGATATCTTTTATACGAATTTGCCATTTATTCCCCCGAAAACCAGATCATTGCCTCGTCCTTATTTTCAGTCACGATTGGCGCATATGTCTGGTTGAGCTGAAAAATGATCTGTTCGAGCGAGCGAACGAGCTGGTTAAATTGCTCTGGGTTGTATTCACGCGAAGCAACCGTAGGCAGACGTACGTTGGTGATCTTGCTCATCGTATTCCATCCGCTTGAATATCAACCCGCCATGTTCCAAAGCGCCAGCGACTGTTCAATTCATCTGAGGCAATACGAATAGACATCTGCCTACCGCGTGCCCGAGTATCGATCTTTTGTGTCGTTGGCTCAACCGTGTACGGATCGAGCGAACTGTTGGTCACTGGAGCCTGTGGATACAGACGCGTGAGCAGTTGCACTTGAATATTGCCGACCTGGTTCTTGAAGTCCGGTACAAACCGCTTCATAAACATCACCTGGTCCCCATCGCCAATGTCAAAGTAACCCGACTGCAGATATGCAGGCAACGGCTCATTGACGGCGTTGAATCCTGTCTCCTGGTTGTATACCCGTGAGCGACCAGCCGTGACGCCATAGACGGTCGGGAATGCCGGAGCAACAGAATCAGGGAAGTACTCGCAGCCCGTGGGCTTTGTGAAAGTTCCAACATCGTTCCAAGCAGTTCGAGGCATGGAACCAATGTGCCAGGTGTTTTCCAAATAGTTGTACGTCACAAAGCGATTGATGTAATCGAACCCTTGTGAGCAGTACCACCACGTCACCTCGTTAAATTGCGAGTTGACACCGACGTTGAACTTCTGAGACTGCACCAGGTTGATGTCGCGAAAAACAAAGTCTTGCACAGAGCAAGGAACTTTTTTCACCGTACCGTCGAATACATAGAACGCTTCCACGCCCATCCAGAAGGACAGGCCGTTGACGTCAACCGCAGCATGCGGACCCACACAGCCGCAGTTTGCACCGAGTTGCTGGAAGCCGAATGTATAGGGCGGTCCAATAAACTGCATACCGTGCAGTGCGGTATCAGTAAAGATCAGGATCTGACCACGCGAACGAATGGCAGTAACGATCTGACTTCCGTCGTTCAATCGTTGCCCACCAGCAGTGTTCGTCGCTGTCGCCACGAAGTCGGAAATGTCCTCCTGGTCAGAGAACCGAACAAACATCGGATCCTGGGTGGCTGACGAGCCAATGATGGTCTCTGTTCCAAAACACACCAGGTGACGATCAGGCGTTGAAATCAATGCGTACTTACTTGCGGTAGGCGCGCCTGCCACAGCCGTTGCACGTGTGTTGGTACCCAAGGAGGGCTGCCAGATAAAGGTAGGGCCATCGACGAGCTGACAGATCACATCTTCGCCGTAACTGTCGAATTGCCACACACGAGAGAAAAGCTCTTTACCGGCTGCACCAGTGCCGGTACGCGGTGTGCCCCAGGCCTCCGCGCCCCAGGCTCCAGTACCCCAACCAAAGTCGAAGTAATTGATGTCTGAGCCGACGTTGATCTGAAACTGAACCGTGGCTGAACCGACATTCGTTGCCGTGGTCGCGGCTGGAACAGGGCATTCAATCGTGAAAGCGTTAGCGTTGACGATTGACGTGATCTCAAACTCGTGCGTAAGGTCAGCGTCTGGAATTCCGCCGGGATTGCCTGTCACAGCAGACAGGGTCACGAAGTCGCCCTGGATGGCGGTATGTGCAGGCACGTTGACCTGCACCTGGTTTGATCCCGACGCGGTCGTAAATGTTGCACCTGTGATGGTCGATCGAATCGGGGTTACATCAAACCAGTCATCGTTTGCAAAGACATATACCTTGCGATTTGTTCCCACGATAGCGTATGGAATGCCGGACAAGTCATTCCAGGTGAAAACCTCACTGATCATGCCAATCAGGTTTGTTACTTCGCCACCAAAATTTGTCCAGCCCCCGAGCTTCTCAGGCAGGCCGTACTGGAACCGGACATAGTCACAGTCGATCCAGCCGCCTTCAGCGCCGTATTCGGTGTTCTGTTTGTCGATCCCTGGTTTTAGAAAAACACGTTGTAAAGGCATGGCTCTGTTTCCCCGTCACATCAAAGCGCATTCTGCTTCCCGGCGCTTAACCAGGCCAGGTAAAACTCGGCCGCCACCGCGTGTCCAAAGCATCAATTGCTCTTTTGCCCCTTCCCAGTCCTTTGCACGAATCTTCCGCTTCAAAGTACTGGTCTGCAAGCGGCCAATCCCCAGGTTGTAGACAAAGTCCACAATCGCATTTAGTTTTCCCCAATCCCCCTCTACCATCGCAATGGCCAAGAGTTCAGGGCACTGGCGAATAGCTCCAGGCGCATAGGTATGCAACAGCTCATACATCAAGAGCTGGCGCGCTGTAGGTTCATCCATGGGAGGATCCTGCAGCGTAACCTTGCGTCCGTCAGCGTAGTAAGTCGATCCATAGCCGATCGTTGGCACGCCTGCCGGGCAGAGATAAGGCTTCGACCTGAAGCCCTCGAATCTGCGGCAAAGTGCCTCGGCCATGTCTAGTTTCATGCAAGCCCCCGCTTGGCCAGGGTGCGATCGAGGAACCAGTAGTTGATGGTGCCTGCCAACAGCGCACTGAAGTCAGGAGTCATCATGGTCTTGAACACCTCGATTGGTGCAAGGCCCGTGGCCCATGCGTTGTAGCCAAACCAGACATGGGTAAAGGACCAGATGAGCAACACCCAGTACGTCACTACAGGACGAACGCTTGCCGACAGGCTTGCCACGAAACCGGGACCGGCGGCCTTGACCATTTCGGCCTGCTGATTAATGGCAGCCTGGAATGCATCCATGACACCTACATCAATGGCAGCATCTCGCTGCGCACCGATCTCCGCAAGTTTTTGCTGGCCACGTAACTGCTCCAGTTCGCACTGGCGGCTGAACATTGCCATTTCGTGGGCCCGTTCATTCTTCTTGTCGAAGAACTTCAGTACTTCTGGTGCCAGGCGAAAGATGCCGCCTAACAGTGATCCAAAAATGCCGCCCCCAAGGATTTCAAGCATGTCGTCCCCCTATCGGTATTGGTAGAAGTAGTAGGTCGGATACGTTCCGGCATCTACCAGAATGGCGAAGCCGTACTGGTACACGTTGTTCGAGTAAAAGCCGGATGGAGAAGTGACCGAAACCGTGACGCTGCGACTGCCTCCATTTCCCAGGAAGAACGACGATGGACTGATTGACGTCGAACCGCCGGTTGGGCGCTCAATTTCTTGAACAGTGACGGTTCCAGAACCTGAGATCGCGCTTACAACGAAACTGCCCTGCGATGTCACTGGCGTGCTTACGCGAGGAATTGTCGCGGAACCAGAAGCCGGATTGACACTAACGGCGAATGGCGACGGCATGGTGATCTGGTTACTGAAGCCACTGTACGGACTGTACGCACCGCCCTGCTGCACTGCACGTACGCGGAACTGATACGTTTGGCTTTGTGACAAGCCAGAAACAGTGATAGTCCCCGAACCAGACTGATCCACATACCCGTAACCACCAGAAGGGGTCGATTCGGCAACATACGAAGTGATTGGGTATCCACCATCGTATGCGGGCGCGGTATAGCTGACCGTAGCGGTTGTGTTTGAGGCGACTGCAGCAGTTCCAATAATAGGCGCATCTGGCGGACCAAAAGTCCTGATCTGATTCGTTGGCCCGCTGGATGGGCTGTTGCCCAGCGAGTTAGTTGCGTAAACGGTGAACGTGTAGTAAGTGGCCTCGGTTAGGCCCGCCACTACCCTAGTGTAAAAACCCGAACCCTGACTATCAAATGTCGTAGCCGGAGCGCCTCCGCTGGGCACAACCGTGTAGCTGATGATGGCAGATCCGCCGTCACTGAGGGGAGAGTTCCATGTTACCTGGGCTGTTCCATTGCCCGTGGCAGTTGCCGAGCCGATAATTGGCGCGGTAGCCAGCCCCACGCCCGCAAACCCAAAGCCGCGAGCCGAGCTATTTGCAAAGGTGGAGAGCAGCGGCATTACGCAAACCTCGTCTGTGCCTCAAGAACCGTAAAGTTTCCAGAAGCGGTCTTGATGATTGTGACGATGTAGGCATCAATGCCATTGGCATTCCCGGTGGTAGGCGCACTGCCGCCTTGCCACTTGGGAGCAAAGGCATTTCCATCAACCTGCAGTCCTGTCTGTCGATAGGGTGTACTGGCGTTGGTGTTCATGAACACCACAGAGATCGATTCGCCTACTGCCATCAGCGAGTTCAGCGTGGTCACGCCATCCTGGCCGGTGACGTTGAGAGTCCAGTTGCCGACTGCAGGGCCTGTGTAATACAGGACAGAAGCGGTGGATGCATTAAGCGTGACCACTCCTGAAGCATTTGCGCCAACAATGGACACTGCTTCTCTAGTCGCAATCAGTGATTTGTTGGAGACCTGTTGGTTGGCAGTCGTGAAGACGTTGCCAACCACGGCGTATTCAACATCTGTTGCACCAGGATTGACGACTAACGCCTTGTTGGCATTGCCTGCATAAGCGGGAAGGAGGTTGGCGCGGGCATTGGTAGCGTTGTTTGCCCCAGTGCCGCCGCTGGTGAAAGGCAGCGGTGCCGTGAGTGACAGCGTTGCCAAGTGGTTCACCACCTCAACGACGTTGTCCCCTAGGCTGTAGACCCACATGGTCTTCCCTGCGGGAACAATTACTCCGGTGCCGGTAGGATTGCGGACCTCGACAGGATCGAGTAGCCCGTTGTTAACGACGTATATTTTCTCGATCGCAGGAACCGTCAAGGTTCGTGCGCCACCAGAACTTCCGGTAAGGTTCAAACGCAAGCGTCGAGCAGGCTGCGTTGTGTTGGTGTTGGAAAGGGTGAGAGTGACATCTAGGCCCGAGAACAGAATGTCGGCTGTGCGGACAATCGCTTCTTCTAGAGCAGTGCCAAGGTTGGTGTTGGTGATCTGGCCCCAAGTACCAGAGTCCTCGCCAGTCGCCATCAACTGGACCTTCAGCGGACTATAACTAGATGGCATCTTCTGCTCCTTCGGTTCTTAGTGAATCACTTCATTCCAATTGTCGTCCTGTGTGTCATCTACCACTGTCCAGGTAGATGGGGGTTTGACGGGCGCGGTCCACGTTGTGGTTTGAGCCGCGTTGACCTGAACCCACACCTCGGACTGAGCGTCGTTGACGATCACCCAGTTCGGAATTTGCGGGTCAGGAATCTTGCCCCATACTAACACACTACTTACATTTATGATAGCTTGTTGCGAAGCAAGAATGACGTTTGCCTCGCCGATTACGGACAACGATCCGTAACTCGCCACCATCGGATTTTCAGGTACCAACGTGGTCGCATTTGCCTTTGTCGACACACTGTTGAGGTACGAAACGATCTCTTGCGACGTGACCGTAGTGTTCGCATCGCCGCTTATCAGCAAGTTCTGAATAGCGCCAAGAATCTGCTGAGAGGTGATAGACACCTTGGTTTGGGTGTAGATCTCAACAGCGGCCTGCAAAGCAGCCAACTCTTGGCCAGTCAGGGTGGTCGTGGCCTTGGCCTGAACGGCAACCGAATCGACAATTGCGGCGAACTCCGATCCCGTCAAGGTCACATTGCCCTTGGCCTCGGTGGCCAATGTGCCTGTGGTCGCGTTCATCACCTGTGAGAACACATAGACCGCCAGGCCGGTACGCATGACTCCCTGTTCGGCGGTCAGCAACTGACTGGCTAGGGTAGTTGTGCCCTTGCCTGAAACTGACAGGTTCTCAATGTAGGCCTCAAGCGCCTGGCCCGTGAGCCGGTAGGCAGAGTCCGTGGTAAACGTGCCAGTGAAGGCCTGTAGCTCCTGGGCTACAAGCAACACATTGCCAATGCCCACCACGCTGGGGGCATTAAGTTGCGCCACCATTTGGATGCCCGTGATTTCCGCAAGCGCAGGAAGGCCCGTCTTCGGGATCGAAGCAAACGGGACACGGGCAAATGGGGCGAATCCAAACATTACTTACTCACGGCGAGGTTGGCCAGCATCTCCAGAACCTGGGGCTGATTGCACTTCTGGAAAAAGGCACGTCTGTATAAATCGATCCACTTCGACGGGATCGAGACCAAGTGACGCCATGACTCGCGGAGTGTGCGGGTTTTGCTTCTGATTTTGGCAATACCAGTTCTGCTGAACTGTGTAATTTTTTCCGTCCCCATGGCCCACCTCCTTCAAGTAATAGTCGAGGTTCTCTGTGACCAATTTTATGACGGTGGCCAGTTCTTGGGAATCATGGATATTCCCTGCCGCAACCATAGAACCACTGAAAATGTTTCGCGCCCATTCGGGCAGTGTTCGCACCTTGCTCCACTCCAGGCCAGAAACACGGCCATGGAACCAATCCAACATAGGGTGCGCCGGATCGACTGGGCTGAAGTCGTGGAATGCCCCCGTGACCTTGTTGGGACCCGCGATGATGTCAAACCCAAATATGGGGGATGGATCGTCTAGGTTGGGCATGATCGTCAGATGCAACATGTAGAGCTTTTTGCTCTCACGCGCATCAACGATGTCTAGGTGGGCCCGGCGAAAGGTGTTGCTTCGGAAGACGTAATTGGGCCATGAAAACGCATGGCCTTCGTCGTGAGCTTCGTAGGCGCTCAGACGGTCAAGGATCGTGCGATGGGCATCCTCAAGTTGCTCAAATATCGTCGACACAGCATCCCCCTTGCGTCCTCACTTGAACGCTGGCCCAATGGTCCAGCACACAGCCGAGAACCGCTCACCACGGGTTACTGGGGCCACGCGGTGCTCAATGAACGACGGGAATACGATGACGGTACCCTTCGCCGTCGGCGGCGCTTTAGACACGTCTTTGATCTCCAGGCCCCCGCCGTCGTACTCGCTGGGGTCGTTCAACAAAATCGAGCAACTGAGCTTGCGCTGAAAGCCGTGAGGATCAGGACCCTGGCAGTCATGGTGCCAGTCGTAGTGGCCACCTTCTCCGTAACGTCCAAGTTGGACTTTCTGCGGGTACTTGATGGCGAAATTCCAGCCAGCCAACTCATTGGCCATGTTGGTGTAGTGGAAGGCCACAGCAGAGATCGGATCCGTGACCTCGGCCCACAGCACCTTGGTAACCCGTTTTTGGGTATCCAAAAACCCATCACCATCACGAACACGGCCATCAATGGCCTTGTCCCAGTCCAGTCCCGAAAGGACGTGGTCGCAAAACGAGGAAGGCAAAACGCCTTCCCAGGCCCAGTACATGTGGTTAAACATGGTTGGCCTCCGTAGCCAGGCCATAGGCCTCGGCAATCTCATCGAAGAGGGCCAGTGCAAAGTCCAGCACTCGGTTGGCTTCATCCGCAAGGCCATCGGACAGCTTCTCACGGACCTTGGCGATCAGTTCTGCCCGATCTTCAAACTCGTACATACGGCCGCTACCGGGAACCACTTTCTTAAGCATCTGGCCGCCATACATGTCGGCGAAGTGGCGGGCGTAGATATGGGCCCAAAGCAGCTCCGGCGAAAGCGTGCCTACATACTGCACATAGTCGCGAGTAGATGGATGAACTCGCGCATGGCGATTCAGTTCCTCGGCGTCTTGCTCGATCAGAGCAGCGCGACGGATGCCTGGGATGTCGGCCAATAGACCATGCCTGTCGGCTTCTTGTTCTAGGGCCAGGTAGCACATGGCCTGGTTGAACAGGTACTCCGCGTACGCGTCTTCTGGGAGTCTCCCAGACAAAAGCAAAACGACAAAGCGGTGTTTTTCGGCCTTGTCGTGTCTATCTTTGATCGCGTCGCGTAGTGCCATTAGCTTTCCTTCATGTCGATATTGAAGCTGACCATTATGCGGTCGTCTCCAGAACGATTGGTCTCAGTCAAGTGCGGTAGCCAGGAAGGGAAAATGACCATCTGTCCTTCTTCCACGGTATGCGTGTACATCGTTTTGACCGTCGGAAAGTGGTTGATGTCGCCAATCGACATCGTCTTTGCGACCGAAGCAGGGTCCTTAAAAATCAAGTTGCCACAGTCTTTGGGAACCTTGGCGTAAAAGACGCCGCTCAAAAGGGAGTTAGAGTGAATATGCTCCGGGACATATGTACCTGGAGGATAGATCGTCACCCAACTGTTCACGAACGACACTACACGAGAAGAGTCGTTGACACTGGCCACCATCGCACTGGCGAAGTGATGCAGAAAGTCGATGACCTCTTTCCACTCGGGCAGATCCATCAAGGAACCAGAGTTGAAGGAGGTCACGCCGTATCGCTGAAAGTCCTCCATTGAGGAGGACCGCTTACCGTAGCTCCAACCTTCCGAAACAAGGCCTGCGTCTGAGGCCGTTGCCCGGAACTGGTATGCCAATTCACAGATCTTCTGCCGTATCTGCTCGTTCCCGCTATGTCCAACAAGTAGCGGGGTTTGAAAGATTCCCTGTAAGAACTGACTCATGTTGCCGACGGTGGTGTAGGCCACTGAACGTCGGACTCTTGTTGGACGTTGGGATATGCAGATGGCAGATCACGCAACTCCTGGCGATATGCCGCCCATTCCGCTTTTTTCGCATCAGAAAGAGGGCTGTCAGGAGCCTGCGTCCAATCGCACTGCACCAACAAATAACTACGGCGTGTGCGGATGTGTCGGTCGATCAACTCGTCTTGAGTAAATTCACGGAAGTTGATCTTGTTGCGTACAACTCCGTCAGTGTCCACATAGTACTCAGGCAACGGTTCCGAAACACCGTTGGCAGGTCGAGGCGTGAACTCAAAACGAGCGTACCCATGTTTTTTGAGTGTGGCTTCGTCTAACGCGGCCACCTCCAGGACATCTTTCAAGTTATCCCCCCGAACGGGGTGATTTACTGGATTTCCATCAGCATCAATTTTTATGTAGAGCATTTATTTCTCCTAATCAAGCGGGTCCAGACGGGGTGACGTCCGTGGCGTTAGTGCCGGGGTAAGCGCGTCCAGCGCCCCACATGATACGTACCGCGCCTACACCACCATTGCCAGCGGCACTTGGCCAAGAGGTGCCCGGGCCACCACCGCCACCGCCATAGTCGCCGCCTTGGATGTTGCTAGAAGACTGGCCTTGGCCGCTGAACGGATTCTCCCCATACATACCAAGGCCACCACCGTGTGCTCCAGAGCCTCCATTGCCCCAACCGGCGGTATTGTTGTAGCCGGTAAAGGGGTTGTAAAACGCGTTACCTGGGGA